CATGCTTTTCCAAGCACTGTCCAATATACATTTTCGTTCTTTACTTTTGCCGTTAACACGTCAAATTTCTTTTTTTCCACGTTTCCACCTCCTAGTGGTGTCACTTGGCACAGTTACATCAAGTAAGTAACTGTGCCTGGCTCCTATTCGTCGTCTGCTTCAGCGACTGCTTCAGCCTTTTTTGCTGGTTGAGAGGGAGCTTCTACGGGCGAGGGAGGCGCTGCCTTCAGCCCCATCTCAACCATTTTTTCATCGTTTTTTGGATTGGTTGCAAACTCAAAAAACGCTCCTGCATCATTATCAAACATCTTGCGCAGCTCTGCTGGCAATTCTCCAAATGATGCATTTGCGCTGTTAACCATATCCAACGCCTCTCGATATTCGTTTACTTCGCTATAATCACCATAATGCGCTACGCCACGCGCTACATGGTTAATTATTCCTGTACGATCATGCTTTTTAATGATCGTTTTAATGTCTGCTTCCTGAGCGAAATGTTGTTGTGTCATGCTTTCGCCTTCTGTTAAAAACGATTCCCGTTTTCTGTCGCTGTATGCTGTTTTAAATTTCATCACATCGCTCCTAATACCGATATTATTTCTTGTATTGACATATCCCACGCTTTTGGATCTTTTCCATAAAGCGTTACCATTTTATCTATAATTAAACTTCCTATTTGATTCATTGGTGCATGCTTCAGCTGCATGGGGCTTAACCCCATTTTTTCCAACGCTTTCTTGTCCATTTGGCTTAAAGCTACACCCAAATCTTTAAGCCTCTTTTCTGCTTCTTGTACGCCGATTTGAGCTTGCGCCAGCAAGCCTTGTTGGCGCATTTTTTCTACTTCTGCTGGTATCTTATTGTTGATTTCAGTAACCACTTTTTCTTGTTGCGTTTTTGTTAACGCTGCTTGCGCTGTACTTTGCTTTGCACTTGCTTGCTGAGCTTGCGATTGACTTGCAATTTGATAGCCGTCAATCGCTGCCCTGGCGACATTTTGATGCTGATAAGTAAATACTTGACCCATTGCACCACCGGGGCTGCTTGCCGGTGTTTTGCCTGCTAATATGGGATTAATACCTGCTGCTTTCATATCAGCGAACCCACGCTGATATGCTGTATTTGACATACGTTCTTGAAATGCCATTTGTTCTCTGGCATTTGCTTGTGACATTTGACTGGCATCTGCAGCTACTCTTGCATTTGTCTGGTTTGCTGACTTTTGTCCGAAATAATTTAACCCTGCTGACGCAAGTGTTGCTGCTGCCATCCAATTCATGATTTAAGCTCCATACAATCTTTTGTATAAATAGCTAAAGCATCAGCCACACCACAAACAGCGACAGCCCAATCGCCGAACTCATTAGCCACAAGCCAAACCACAAGCGCACCAATAATGACAGGCGCAACATACTTGCGAGTAACGTGCACAATAAGAGCGAGCTTAGCGCTATCCATAATAACACCTAAAAATGATCGATAAGGCCGGGTACGCTATAGGTCGGCATTGGCCTTGCACATTTAAGATTAAAATATGCGTCCAGAATAATATCTGGCTCGCTTGGCACTGCTAATACCCGATCCATTGGGGGGTTTTCTTCTATAAATGATGCGTTAAGCGCGGGCAGGGCACCAAAGTCTTGTGCTAAATGCCATACATCTAAACTTTGTGCATAATTGCTTCTAAACTGCCCTGTAATCATGCTTGGCTTGTATCTATATTCTGCAAAGCGCTCTTGATAACCAAACACTTCGTTATCTGCTGCTGTTCCCTGGGCATATATTTCTTTGTTTAACACTGCTTGTTCGCCCAGGTGTGCTAATGCAGGCCAATAATAGTCCCAGCGGTCTTGTCGGCTGAACATTCTGTTCAGTCCTTGTTGATATGTTAAATCTGCATATACGTTAATCATTCCGATGATTACGCAATGCTCTGTAAATGACTTACTAAATCCGTGTCCACCAAAACCTGTTGTACCAAACGCTGATAAATTGCCCTGGGGACTTGTTGTATCTGATGCGCTGGTTTGTGCTATCGGATGGACGTTAATACGATCTCTACCACCGCCTAAATATTCTGGGCGTTGTAACCGAGCATCTGGTGATGTGACGCCAAAATGGCTTTGAATAATCTCTGTATATCTTGTACCGCCACGTGCATCACGCTCGTACAATCTTTGAATTTGAAATGCTTCCCGCAGCTCGTTAATCGTTGCTGCCGTTGCTGCTGACAAATCCGCATATAAGCCCGGATTTTGTGGCGCACCAACCCACTTCAGCGGTTGACTTCCAGCAGCTATTTGATTGCTGTTTATTGATGAATTGCCAGCCGCTGTGAATAACAAAATAGGGTTCGGTCCAGATGAGGTTTGAAATTGCGGTGAAACATTTGGATCGCCAAAAACTGGTGCATTTGTTCCTAACGGTAATTGTACCGCATCGCCTTTTTGAGGCCATGGCAAACATGACGTAAAATAATCATGTCGTTTGCCTCTTTTTAACAGGGTGTAATTTGTATCTGTATCCGGTCCGTCTGCTTTATCGACATGAACGCTATCCTGCAGGTTTTCGTCCCGAAACCATTCGTTATAAATTAGATTATACGCGCGTCCTGCTAAATTGTTGAATGTAAGGTTAACACCTGTTGGTATACCAAAGTAATCAAACAATGAACCGTTTGCTGCTGTTGTTGTTACTGTTGGAATTAAATAATCTGTACTATCTCCTGGATCTTCTTGTTCTCCACAAAATTTTTCCCAGTTGTTCCATACCAATCTGTGTGGTACGGCAAAGAAAAATGTTTCTATGTGGATATTATCCATAATTGGATTGATAGGGGTTGCCAGACGAGCGAACGCTTGTGTGTTTAACGTAAACGTATCGCCGGGCAACGCCTCATCGATAAATATCGGAACCAGATAACCGGCATCAAATGTTGTTTTAAGATCATGGCTACGATTGAACGTAGACCGTTGAATGTCTGCTTTTGGTACACGAGAAAATTCGTGTGACATTTGTGACGGGATATTTCCCTCTGGTCCGAACATTTTTATTCTCCTATTAACTTTGACAGTTCGATCACATCGTCCTTACTGTCTTGATTTAATAAACCTTGCTCATCGTCAAAGTTACCCAATCGCACAAGTGTGAAATCTTGCGCATGTTTTTTGAATTGACTGTTGGGATCTTCCATGGCTGTTTGTATCGTTCTGATAGCAACGCCGTCTGTTGGTTCGCTAAAAATTGGAAATTGATACATTTTTGCGACATTATCAAAAACTACATACAATGGTTTTTTCATCTTTTTGCCTCCTACAAGATGTTGTGTTGCATCCTGTGCATAATATACACTACACGTCAATAATTTTTTTATGGGTTGTTTTAATTATTTTTTGCTTTTTTGTAAAATCAATATCTTGTTATAAGTCTCGTATTAAGATTTCTAAGCGTTTTTCTTTTACCGCTTCAGCAACCCATAGTCTATCCATAGCTTCATTATATTGATCTATTACCTCTGGTAATTCCTCCGCCCGCTTTTCTTTAATTGATAATAGTTCATCTTCACTCAACAACTTATCATAATACCGCGGCGGTCTTATTTGATGTTTTTTAATAACCACATAATCATGCGGATAAACATCATTTTTATACTTATCTAACCAGCTCTTACCTATTCCTGGTTTTCGCGACATTGTCGCATATTCTGCTTCTATGGGTGTCCCCTCCCCTGTCAGGGGATCCCATCGCATATAATGCTTTTCAGCATCTTTACCTGTTATTTTTTTTGTAACGTACCGTGCTACATACGCACAGCTTTCAAACGTTACCTCTCCAATTGTTGACCATCCATACGGCCACAATTCGGACAAACTTTCGCTTACATATAACCTTATTTCATCGCGTGTTTGAAATAACTCTTTGTCTTTGAAATCCATGCCAAAGATAATGGCATGATAATGCGGGCGGTAATTTTTTTCACCGTATTCCCCGCAATGGAAATATCGAATTTTTTTTCCATACCTTTTCCTTAAGCGTTTCATAAATTTTTGGAATTCACTTTTATCCAACGAATGAGGGTTTTCCCTATTGTTTAAATACTCATCATTCATTGTTAATGTAATGAAACAGCTTTCTTCATGCATCTGATTTTCATGCATGAGCCTTACAGCCCATTCCTGGCTGTATTTTAACCTGCAGCCTATACATTGTCCGCATGGCAGGTTAAAGCCCTTAGCAAGCGGGAAGGGCTTGTTAAACACTACCTTCCCACTATCCTTATAGGCTAATAGCGGGTGGTAACAAGTCATTAGATTCTATAACCACCCCGCATAACCGTAGCATAATTGCGGCTTTTTACACGCATAGCTGTGCGTGAGAATAGTTTTCCGCTCTTGCTTCTACTCATTGCTTTTCTGTACATCTTTTTTTTCCTCTTTTAAATATACGAAGATATCCCCATTGGGATTTGCTACAGGCAAAGCATTAAACTCTATTTTTATATTGGTGTCGTTTTCCCATGCTTTTCCAAGCACTGTCCAATATACATTTTCGTTCTTTACTTTTGCCGTTAACACGTCAAATTTCTTTTTTTCCACGTTTCCACCTCCTAGTGGTGTCACTTGGCACAGTTACATCAAG